TCTAGCAATCTTGTCAATCAGGTTTATGACTTCTTCATCAGAGAGGATTTCAGCTTCCTCTGCCGCTGATTTTAATCTTGACGTAGGTTGCTGGCCCCTTGGTTTTACCCCCTCGTTCCTATTATTCACAGGAACATTCTGACTGCCAATCGGTCTACCATCCCCGCCCGGTACCATGCCCGGTGGAAGCGGGCTGTACGGCATTGGAGGAAAGGCTGGCAAATTCTTCAGTAACGGCTGCTCATCTCTCATTAACTCGACCTCTGTTTCGAAGTCAGTGCCGATAGACTCATCGCGCGTTGTTCTAGAAATATTGCCCTCTGTAAATGCCTGCTGGAATACAGCGGCAGTCTTTACATAATCCTGTAGACGGATAGGCTTAAAGTTAGGAGAGGGGATATTTGCAAACTTATTTCTTTCCCCCGCTTCCTCATATACTGTCACTATCCATTCCTTGGCCATCGTGCGAAATTGTTCCATCTGCGGCTGTACGGCATATGTGGAAACTTCGGCTGCTTGAGAGCTACGAGATTCACCCGTAATAAGAATGGCAGTAAAACCCAAACCTTCCTGCAACTCTGAATTAGTTTGGATATACTTCTCTTGATTCAACATCGCTGTAACGTCTGGAGTAATCCATGTCAGCTTCGTTGTATGGTTGGTAAACAGAATGAATAGGCGTTCCATCATCCGAGGATTGTTTGAACGCGCTAAGATTTGATTCTTTAAATCATCTAGATTCTCTCGCGTTTCCTCAGTGATAGGAAAGTCTCTATCACCTTCTTGTACTAACAGGATGGCATTAATGATTCGCGCTGCTACTGCGAAGTCCATTCGACGTAGCTGCTGCTTGAAGAGCAATGCTTCTAGCACGTTGTACATATAAGGTGTGGGATACGCTGAGAAAGTTGTTTCCTTTCGTAGTATCGGGTCTACATCATTAAGCTCGACTTTATTTGCACCCGCTTTGATTTGTGTCGATAGCTCAGGATACAGTTGCATCCACATCGTATAGCGAAGCTGTTGCTCCTTTATCTGACTACCGCCAGAGCGAATCAGACGGATATCCTTCTCAGGTATCTTGATGTAGAATTTCTTCTGCCCCCATCCTGCCCACTCAACAATCACCAAGGACGGTGGATACATATCAAATACAGGTACTTCATATATTTTACCCTGACGTAATTTCGGACTGATATCCGAACCGGGAACGGATTCCCAATCAATGCGCGGTAATACCATTCCAGACAAAAAATATTCCAGCGCCATTGCATTCAAGAACCTCATTAGACGTGAGGGCTTTCTGTGCAAAAGCGCATCATAATATTCGTTCGCTTCGTTTGAAGTCTTACGTTGTCCATTACGTATATCTGTAATCGAGAATTCGGCTAACCTATTTACAACAGTGGAAGCAAGGCCCCCACGCTGATAAAAGTCATAGCACATTTGGATAACGCCATGATAATCTTTTGGTAGGACTAACTTCTCAGGAGTAAGGCCCGCAGCTTGACCCTGAGTACTTAGGACATAACTATAGTCTTGTGTGGCCGATTTCGCTACTAAGTCAATCTCCACAGAAGATGCTTTCACTAATCGCTTTTCGGTAGGCTCTAATGTCTTTACTAATTTGTCCGTCATTTACGCTCCTATAAGCTTACCCGAAAGTGTATCCATAAAACGAGCAGATACTAATTTCGTCACAGGTTCCAGTCGTTGCGGTAGGACAGGCTCACCATATTTGTGTTCATATGCCATAATCGCACACATCATTGCGGCAAATTGATGGTCGTCATCTGTACGATATACCGGCTCACCAGATATCGTACGTGTAAATTTCGTTCGTTCTAACTCTGCCATCATGTTGTCATCTTCGGCAGAGAAGGAATATCGATGCTCATGCACCCAACGAGATACTGTTTCAACAGCAACACGCTTTACGTTATCCCGCTTCTCAATGATTTCTCCCTCATCATCTTGAGCAGCGACAACCATAAAGCCCCCGAATTCAACAGGGAATAAGCGTTCTGAGAAATGATAGCGAGATTGATATTCAGATAGCTCACTCGTCAAGTCTTGGTATTGGACCTTTCCGGGTCCTCCCATATCGATGCCGAGGAAACTGAATCCATATACTGTATCTAAGTACGCAAGCGTTTCTCTTTGCAGCGCATATTCTACTCGTTGTAACACATATCGAACGAGATTACGCCACTTGCCTGAGCGAACATCTTGGTACATAACGAAAAAAACGGCAGGGTCAGGAGAATACCCAACGTCATATCCTACCCCAACCCTTGGTGTTTGCCCGTAATCCATTGGTAATGGTGGGCATAAAATTGCTTCGTTAATATGATACCTTACAGTACCATCCTCATCCGGGCGCTTTGTCGAATCAAACATCTGCTGTGTCAAAACTAGGCGCTCTGTATCATACGGTTCTACAAGGAATCTCACTCTATCAAATACAGAATATGTTGGTACTCCATGCTGTCCAAGAACGTAGTGCTTATAGTCTTCACTATCTTCTTGAATAGCGTGGTACTCTTTACGTTTCTTATATTCAAGTTCAATCGTCCACCAACTCATCGCGGTCTGTGGTACGTTAAAGGAGATGTACTTCTCATCTACTTGGTCTGTCTCATAGAGAACGTTTTCTCTACGTTCTCCATTTGGTACTCCAGATACCAGCATTTGGTAGCCCTCGATTTCTACCTTTAGGCAGTTTTGTAGGGAGAGCCATGTTCTCCAAGGAAGGTCTTGAGCCTCGTCTACCCATATACGGTAAACGTGGAGTCCAATAACGTTAGATTCTGAGCCTGCTGCCCCTGCGATACGCATGAGAAATTGAAAGCCATTATTAAATTGAATCTTACCTTCGGTAACGTTAATGGAATTCGGATTTACATACTGTCGAATTAGCCAGTGTGTTAAGCAGGCTGCGCGAATACGGAAGAACGATAAATCCTTCTGCGCTTTATTTGGTACGAGTACGAAGAGTCCTTGGTCGCCGGGAATAAACATTTCGTTTATCATCCAGTAGTACAACATCTCAATCATCGAGGTTGTCTTATGGACAGAACGGCCACAGCACATACTTACGTAATGGTTTGTACAAGCCGTCCAAGCTCTCTCATGGTCCTCTAACTCATTCCAGTTTTCATCATTCTCATTGATGAACTCGCGGAACAATACGGGATTACCGAGGATTTGGACTAACTCCCACTCCCCCTCTTCCCACATTGTTTCCTGCATGTATTACCTCCTGAGAGAAAAGAATAATCTCTCCGCATTTCCAACACTCAACTTCGATGTTTTTCAGCTTTGTTAAGTTAGGAAAGTTTACCCAAATACGAACGTATTCGATGCTACATTTTTCACAGCTAACTTTAAGTGTCTTGCCCTCCCAGAATTCCTTTGATTTCTTCTGGAGTGCTTTGATATATTGGGGGATGTCATCGATTTGCTTTTCTTTGCGGACCTTTCTTGTAATTCCTAGGCGGTCCTGTAGCTCAGTAATCGAGGTAACAAGCGTTCGTTGGTAGTCCCCAAGATTCTTCAGTAATCGGGAATCTTCCATATCCATGACTTCACGTTTCTGTAAATCAAGGATTTGTGCGTTGATATTTTCTAGCTGTAGCTGATGCTGTACGAGTTGCCGCAAAGCATCGATGTCATTCGAATCATTCATGTCAAGTCCGTACTCATTCTTCAATGAATCAAACTTGGTATTGAAACGATTGTCATAGCTTTTATCGCCTGTCTGTACTATCTTGGCAGGCTTATCTGGTTTCGACTCTAAGTAATCACGAATCTCGTCGTCCGTTTTATCGCGGAACATCTTGAGGTTTCGCATGCGCTTTATCTTGTTGTCGCTGATTTCATCCATAAAATTTCTCCAAGGCAAAATAAAAAGCCCCGAAGGGGCTAGGAAATTTGGTTGCGGGCATGGGAATCGAACCCATTTTACATCTGCTTATGAGACAGACAAGATGCCTTACCTACCGCCCGCATGGACCCTCTGACAAGATTCGAACTCGCAACCTTGTGGTCCGTGGCCACACGCTCTTTCCAGTTGAGCTACAGAGGGGAGGGATATTTAATTGGTCCTCTTGGTGTGAATCGAACACACGACCTTCGCTTTATCAGAGCGACGCTCTATACCACTGAGCTACAAGAGGTATTTAATTGCCTTTTAAGAATCCAGCAGCATCACGAACAATGGTACGTACTGTACCACTAATCTTTTGCTTGGCTGCTTCTAATACGGCTTCCTTATCTCCCGTTCCAAATTGAACAAGAAGGTTTTCAAATCGTAGCCGTCTGCTACTTGTCGGACGGAATGTGTCTAGGTCGATAACACTTAGACGCTCATTGTCCGTTTCAGTTGCTACGTATACAGATGAATGGTTCTCATGATTTGTGCCCGTTCGATGACTTACGATAGAGAACATAAAATGTCTCTTACCAGAAGAGTCCTCATACTCCCAACGTAAGTGAGGGTAGTTAGGCTTTCCAATATCTGCCTTTGGAATAACGATTGTAATCGCCTTAGACGCAAGTCCATTCGTAGCGATAACTTCAAGCTCGCCATTAACAGTAAGCTTTCCATTAACTGTATTACCTACTGTACCTCCACCACCTGATGGCGGCGGCGCGTTTTCTAGGACTGCTATCCTTGCCTCTAATGCTGCAATCAAATCTGCTGTATCTGGTTGTGGGTCTGGAACATTTACTTCATATGTTGCCATATTCTCTCCCTTATTTTTGGCTGACGGGGGTGGATTCGAACCACCAATCGCCTGATTCAGAGTCAGGTGCCTTACCGTTTGGCCACCCGTCAATTTGGGGTGATATACGAGATTCGAACTCGTCCTAAAAGCTTCACAGGCTTGTGTGCTTACCGCTACACTAATACCACCATGGCATGACCGACAAGATTCGAACTTGCATTATCCAGTTTTGGAGACTAGCGTGTTTCCGATTACACTACGGTCATAGAATTATGTGAGATACGAACCATCAACGCTATAATTTATCGCATCTGTTGATGAAGAATGGTCTGCGCGCACTCGCCAAATTCTCGGTAAGTGGTCATTCACAGAAACGTTGGCACTTGCTGCGAGTCCCGGATAAATCTTAATAACTGTTGGGCCATTAAGAGTTAATGCTGCTGACTGCAATATTGTGTAATATGTTTCAGAATGCTCAGCTTTTCCTTCTACAATGAAAGAGACATTGCTGCCGTTCACACCACTCGCGGTGATGTTCAGTACTAAGTGTACACCAGCAGCATAGGCGTTGTCAAGGTCCCTACTATTTTGGTCGTTTACGTACGCTCCCGAAGGGAATACGGTAATAGAATCGTTCAATCATAATCCCCCCTTTAATATTTTCCTAGCATTGTCCAAACAGGGTCGCCAGCGTTAATGCCGTAAGACGATGGCGGGTCTTGATGTAGACTATCATGGAAATTCCATACTAGCTCACCATCGATACCGGCTGCAAATTGTGCATCAAACTTATCTTCAAAGATATCGCTTCTTGCCTGTACTCCACCAACCTGATTCGGGATGCGCCCGATTTCCCCAACGAATAAGGGCTTTCCTAATTCGTTACATTGATTAATACGTACTTGCAGTCCATTAAATTGGTCCCCCGGAATTGGGTTGTTGTCGCTATAGTCATGGTATTCACAGACATCTATTTGTGGTATTGCGTGGAGACTCTTATAATCTGCACCCGATGTTCCGCATTGTCCGCCTCCGATTGTTCCAAGGCTGACGATGTGATTTGCATCGATGCTCTTAATCAGTCCGCCGATATCTGCTGCAAAGTCACGGAGAATCGTCCATGAGCCACAACCTGTTTCAGCTTCATTCACCATCTGCCACATCATGATGGTGTTTTCGTTCTTATATCTATTGACTACTTCGGATACATAATTCCGATAAGTTGTAAGGTCGCCACGTAAATCTGTCTTATATCCTGTAGTATACCACTGGTCCTGACGTTCTCCACCTTGTGATTCACATGCTCCCCAATGGTCGGTGAGTGTAAACATCAATCTCTTATTGGCAGCCTTTGCTTTAGCGATAATCGTATCGAAGGCGTACCAATCTCGTTGACCGTTTACTGTAATGAATCTTTGGAAGGCCCAAAATCGAATGACTTCAACATTCGCACCCATCTCTGATAGCTGTCTATCAATATCTGATAGCGCATTGTAAGAACAGGTATTTGGTAGATGTCCACCAGCAGCTAGATTATATTGGTTTGTTCCAACAAATCTGTAGGGCTGGCTATTCAGTTGTAGATTCGAACCATTTAATTGTACAAATCCCGTTAGAGATGTTGTCGCTGTTGGTACAGGAGATGGGCTAGGACTCGGGCTAGGAGATGGTGTAGGTAACGGACCTCCACAAATAATCTTCGCGTCTGCCCAATCTGCATGGTCGTAATATTGATTATCAGGACCAGTCGTTACAACAAGTCCGAGTGTTTGAGCACCTGTGATATTTACCGATATTGGAATCGTTGCGCTAGTACTATTTAGTAGGGGACTTTCATATAGTTTGGTTGCGCCCGAAAATACTTGGAAGATTACTGTACCTTGGGTAGACTCATCATCCACGCCAATAAAGGCAGAAAAGTTAGAACAAGTCCCCCCAAGATGGTATCGTAAGTCTGACGGTGCATGAACACCTAATCCCTTTGAATAAACAACAGTATTCAGGGTAATAGGGCGACCATCTCCTGCCTGATTTTCTCCATTACTTCTATCCCTTTCATATGGTCCCCAACCATTTGTTGCGGATATCGGATTAAGATTCGATAGATAGAATACTGTCCCCGCTGGGGAAGCCGTCGGACTAGGACTCGGTGACGGTGATGGGCTTGGAGATGGGCTAGGAGAAGGCGAGGGACTTGGTGATGGAGAT